TTGGCGGTATAAAAAGCGGTGAAACAAGACGAAGCAAAACGAAGCAAAATGAAACAAACGAAGCTGTTAATGATAATGTAAATGTAAATGTAATAAATAATATACCGCAGCGTGTTAAATTAGATATTAACGGAAACCAAATAGACGAATGAAACTTAACCACCGAGATAATGACGAGTTCTTAGAATTAATGCGTAAAGGTGAAGTACCTTTAGGTTTGGGGTTAGGTATTGACTTAGACAATCATTTAAGGTTTAAGCGTTCGTCTTTTAATATCATTTTAGGACACGCCAACGTAGGTAAAACTTATTGGTTGTTATGGTATCTTTTGTCTTTAAGTCACAAACACAACCTTAAACATTTAATTTATTCAGCCGAAAACACGGTACACGGTATTAAACGAAACCTTATCGAATTGTATTCAGGTAGGAAGATAAAAGGAATGCCTAAAGAGCAGTTAGAAGAATGTAAACAATTTGTAGAAAGTCACTTTGATTTTATAGATTCTTCTAAAGCGTGGCAGCTTGAAGAATTTATGCAAGAAGCACAAAAGGACACAAGCTACGATACGTTAATGATTGACCCGCACAATTCTTTTTTACGTCCGAGGGGTGTTAACCCGCACGAATATGATTACGAAATGGCGACACGTTTAAGACTATTCTGCAAAAAGACGGACACTACTGTTTACTTGTGTATTCATGCGGCTACCGAAGCACTAAGGAAAACACACAAAGACGGTGACTTTAACGGGCATCCTATGCCTCCAAGTATGGCAGACGCGGAGGGCGGTGGTAAATGGGGTAACAGGGCGGACGACTTTTTAGTAATTCACCGCTATGTAGCAGACCCTACTAACTGGATGTGGACACACGTTCATGTAAAGAAAGTAAAAGAAACGGAAACGGGAGGTATGCCGACAATGTTAAACGACCCGATAAGATTTCAGTTGCACAACGGAACGCAGTTTTTGTGTTCGGGTGTTAATGTTTTGGATATGTTTAAAGACAACGAAAAAACGAATTCGGCTTTGAACTTTTACGATATTAGTAACTCAGTACCATTTTAAACAATGAAACACTTAGAAATAACACTTGCAAGGCTGAACGTCAAGGTATCTATTAACCGTCTTTTGTTTAGGCTTAAAAACGAAAAGATGTCGGACGAGAAAAGAACGAACATCGAAAACGAGGTCAATGACTTAGATTATGTAGTCCGTCTTTTAGACCACTTAGAACAGAAACACGAACAAATGTTTAAAGACAACAGAAGATTAATGCAAGACGTTTTAGAATCAAAAAGGCAAATAGCAGAATTAACCGCTAAAAAGTTAGAGATATGAAAAGACGAACCACTAAAGACCTAAGAGCCTACCGAATAAAAAGACGGAAGAAAGACTGGTTTATGTACATATTTCTAAAAGACTTTAATTTTGAACGAATGAACCCAGAAGAATGAAGACAGATAAGAGAAAAATAAAAGACAAGTTAGACAAAGTAGTCAAAGATATTGTCAAAATTCGTGACGAATCAACGTGTCAGCATTGCTTTAAAGTAGTAAGCGGTTCAGATTGTCACGGTTCGCACGTTATACCCGTGTCAAGGGATGGACGTTTAGCATTCGACCCGTTAAACATCAAAGTGCTATGTTATCATTGTCATTTGAATTGGTGGCATAAACACCCCGTAGAAAGCGGCGACTGGTTTACTAAAACATTTCCTGAACGTTGGGAATACTTAGAAAACAAGTACAAAGAAAACACGAAACAAGGTAGTATTCCGATAGCTTGGTATAAAGAGCAATTAGAAATTTACACCGAGATATTAAAAAATTACAAAAACAAGGTTTCAAATCAATAATTTATTATATTTGCAGAAACAATTTAAAAAAAGAGTTATGAAAAAGCAAACAGAACAAGAGTTTATGGACGCTATTCCAAAGCCTCAAACCATTTGGTTTAAGCTGTGGAAAGCAAAACAAGAAATCGAAGCGGTAAAGAAGAACGCAAAGAACCCGCACTTTAAAAACAACTACGCCGACATTAACGCATTAATCGAAGCGGTCGAACCCGTGTTGTTGAAGTACAATTTACTACTTATGCAACCTATCGAAAGCGGTCATGTAGTAACGCGTATTATAGACTGCGAAGACGGTAACTCGGTAGAAAGTTCAATGCGCTTACCTGAGATTAACGACCCGCAAAAAGTCGGTTCTGCGGTTACTTATTTCAGACGTTACACGTTACAAAGTCTTTTAAGTCTACAAGCTGAAGACGATGATGCACAAAGCGCAAGTCAGCACGTTAAAAACACGAAACCAAGTATTGACAATTCACGCTTTGAAAAAGCTATCGAAGCAATTAACAACGGAAAGTACAGCGTCCAAATGCTGAAAGATAACTATACACTAACACAAGCGCAAGAATCAGCGTTAAAACTTATGTAAGATGAAAATACGTTGTTCAGCACTTGGTAAAATAATGACGGAATCTCGGAGCAAATCCGAGGTTCTTAGTCAAACCGCTAAGACCTACATTCAAGAGTTAGTTCTTGAGGATGTCTACGGCATTAAAAAGGAATTCAGTTCTAGATACACGGATAAGGGCAATATTCAAGAAGATGAATCAATAGAATTAGCCGCCCGTGTTTTAGACCTCCCGTTTTGCACTAAGAACGATGAATATTTCGAAAACGAATTTATCAAAGGAACGCCCGACCTTGTGTTAGACGATGAAATTATCGACATTAAAACGTCTTTTGACGGAACTACGTTTCCTTGGTTTGCGGACGAACTACCCGAAAAGAATTACTATTGGCAGTTAATCGGTTATATGTGGCTTACAGGACGAAAAAACGGACGTATAGTGTATTGCTTAGTAGATACGCCCGAAGATATCGTCTTAGACGAAATAAGAAGAACAAGTTGGAAGAAGTTTGAGTTAGAGGTTAGCGACCAAACGGAAAAGGAAGTACGAGCAAAACACGAATTTAATCACATTCCCGAAGGTCTAAGAGTAAAAGAGTTCAAAATAGAGTATTCTGAAGCATCTGTTAATAAAATAATAGAGAAAATAAAGGTCGCAAAGTTCTATTATAATACTTTAGTAAATAATTTAAAACGATAAACATGGAAAAGAAAATTTTTGTAGGTAGCGGAAAGAAGAAATTTGACACTTTACGCGCTATTACTTTGTGTCTAACGGATATTCCGCAAGAACACATTTTTGAATACAACGGAAAGAAGTACATACGTCTAAACGTAAACGATAAGAAAGAAGCCGACCAATACGGAAAAGACATTGCATTAAGTGTTGACACTTGGCAACCTGAGGAGAAAGAGGATAACAAATCTGGATTACCTTTTTAACATGATAACGAAAGACTTTCAACAGCGTTTAACTGAGTACCTACAAAAACACGGGGTTACTAAGTTGACAAAACAAGTAAAGGTACAAGCGCACCAACTTAAAGGCTACGCTTCAGGAACGATGCACCCGCGTTTAGATACATACGAGAAGATAAACGAAATAATCAAAGAGCAATGAAAGTGACAATAGAGTTCGATGAAGAACAAGACGCTATACTTGCTTTACAAGCTAATAATTGGTATAATGTTGTTTTTGAGTTCGACCAATATCTAAGAGGTGAAATAAAGCACGGCGACCACAGCTACGAAATACATGACCATTACGAAGCTGTACGCGAAAGGTTGCGAGAATTACTTGACGATTACGGTCTAAAAATTGAATGATTAGAAAATAATCGTAATTTTGACGAAAACTTAGACTATGGAACTACTTTTTTTAATTGCGTTAGGTTGGTTTTTAATTGAGTTTGAACCGTTGCACATGGCTTTGGCTTATCTTCAAACCAAACTACCCGAATGGACGGTACTGGAATACGTCTTTAACGCGTTTACTTGTTGGCAATGTATGACATTTTGGAGCGCTTTAGTTTATACTGCTTCATTTGAGTTAGCCGTAACCGCTTCATTCCTTACTTTCATCATTGAACTCATTAACCAGTTATGGAGTCGGTCGAGGTAGAAATAATGGATAGACTACGCGACCAATTTAAAGAGGGTTTGGTAGTCAAAAACACGGCAGTAAAAGCGCGTGACATTTGGAACAAGTACAAAGGCGACAATATAACGTATTGTATGTGTTCAAAGGTTCAGCGTCACGTTTACGCTAAGAAGTTCATCGAATGGTATGAAAGCCGAAATTGACAACTGGTTTTCGGATAATTATTATAATGTCTTAGAGATAACTACGGCTTGGGTTTATAAGTACGGGCGCACGGTAGAACCTGACGTTGTGGTTTCTAATTGTTATTTGTACCTTGTTAAGCGTTCTGAGGACATGACAAAAGACGATATACCAAAATGGGCGTTCAGCTACATAAACACGGAACTCACTTACTCTAAGTCTGTAACTAATTACGCAAGTGATAAGTTAAACCGCAAACACGAAGACATTGACACAATTCCTTATATTATTTGTGACGACTTCACGGACGAAATAGACTTTAAAATCCTTTTAAACGACTTTAGAACCACTTTAAGCCGTGTTGACCAAATTATATGGGATGTCTACGTTGAAAAAGGCGTTACCACTAAACGAGATTTAGCCAAACACTTTAACATTGACGATACAAGTGCGTGGTTATACATGAATGAGATAAAAACGAAATTTAAAGAATATGTTGAAACCGAAGAAAGGCTATGAAAACACGGTAATCGAATACCGAGTAGGTCAAGCAACAATGAAAATAAGAGTAGAGGATA